GGTCTGATGTTTTCGAACAAGTCAACAACAGTTGTACCGTTGTAGTAATACAAACCAAATGGATGAGAGTAGAAATACACGCCAACTTCAGACTGAGCAATCCAGTCATGTGAACCACATCCAAGGTTTGCTGACAGCTGAACGACTTGGAAGTCTGCTGTCTCATAACCATAAACAATATAAATAGAGTTTGGCTTAAAGACCAACAACTGACCGGCAACAACAGCCAAACCAGTTATGCCAAGTCCACCACCTTCAAAGTCAATGTAGTCTGCTGCAAGCCAGTCTTCAGGTAAACCTTCGTGCGACCAACGCAAACGGTTCGGATAACGCACACCAACTTCGGTTGTGTTTGCAACAAACATTTTGTTTGCATGAGTGATGATGTGTTGTGCTGTTGGAATCTTTCCACCGATAGGAGAACCGTAAGCCTGCCAGTCATGTGGGTTTGTGCCTGAAGCAGTTAACGCTGTTGCATAAGTAGAAGCACTAGTCCACTTGAACCCACCGTTTCCTGCTGTACCCATAACCATGTATAGCGTGTTGCCCCATTGGGCGAAACACGCACCATGAGTTTGTTGTGGAACTACTGGGTTGCCAGCAGAATATTCAAGCACAGAGAAGTTACCGCCAGTTGACTTGAACACACGATTAGCCGTAGACAACATCAAGTTTGGTGTTTCACCACTAAAAGCAAAAAGCTTTTGTGGAGTCCAAGAAGTAGCAAATGGAATTGGGGTTGAGTTAATCTCACGCATTGCACCACGAGTAAACAAACCACCACGAGGGTCTACTTCAACATTGAGCATGTCAGGTGACTCGTTTTTAGCCAACTGAAACTGGTCGGCTCTGAGGTTCAGCCCACCAGTGAAATCATCATAACGCTCAACGGATACGTTGCTCATTGTCCAAGTGTTCCACCAAGCGTCTGCAACCAACGACGCATAGTTGGATACTTACGACCAGCAGACATAATCACAGGTTGTGCACTTGATGCTTTCATCAAGTCACGACGAGCAAGACCAACACCTTCTTCAAATGAACGCATGTACATCGCAGATAGTTCTGCATCTTCTTGACGCTGGTAAACACGAGCAAGCACAAAGTAAGGAAGCAGAGCATGGAACCACTCGTCAATGTCAATCTCTTCTTCCGGTGAATCCAACCAATCGTAAGATGGGTTGCGATACACACGAACGGTTATCGGATACACATTGTCTGGCTTCGGCCAGAAATGAATCTTGTCTTCCCAAATAGAAAAGAAGTAAGGGCGACTAGGAACATCCGTGTTTCCCAACCAAATTTCTTCAGCATTGTCATAAGAAATCAAAGTCATACGGCTACCAGATGTGCTGGTGTCTACGACCGAAATGATTTCTCGAATGTCACCAATGTTCTCAATTGTGTATGCACGAACACCAGAGGTGGTCGTCAAGGTGAAACTCTTCTGCAGATACGGCCACCTACGTTCTAGCGAATAGATACGCTGGAAACCTTCACGGGCGAACTGGTCAATGACCGAGTTCGGCAAATCGGTTTCATCAAGGTCAGCCATATTGCGCACCTGTGTGCGCAGTTGGTTTAGGGTAATCATTTAGCGGCGCCCTGCGAACGCAAATGACCTACACAGAAATCTGTGCCCTTAGCCTTTGGACCTTCACAGGTGTCTTCGTTTGCTATGCAACGGTTGCGACCGATATAGGGCGCAGAAGGTGCAGCAATCTTTGCACCAGTAGTTGGAGCCAAACGATAACCAGTAACTGGTTCTCCGTATAGGGCGTGAGCTGGTTTAGAGTTTTTAATCATCCCTTTTACCCCAGTTTGTTACATACTCCACAAAACCCCCCACCTTTCGGCAGGGGGTTTGGACATTACCACCTAAGCGATAATGGGGAATTACTTAGTAGGTGCGACGGTTTTTGTCACGTGCACCAGTTGGCTTACCAACGGTGCGCTTTTCCTTGCTTGCACCAGCAGCCTTAGAAGACATTGAAGCCTTCTTGCGGGTTTCTGGTTGAGCCTTGATTGCACGACCAGTCGAGAAGTTTCCGCCCGGCTTAAAATTAGGCTTTGACTTTTCCTGACTTGGCTTGCTGTTGGCTACTTTCTTTTGTGCTTGCTTCGTCATGCGAAGTGTGTAAGCCTTATCTGATTTACTTGGCATTTCTTCTCCTAGTACTTCTTCTTGGATTTTGATTTGACTTGCTTGCCACTTTTACCCTTTGGGTAAACAGAGGTCTTGGTCCCAGCCTTTGGCTTTGCATCCGCATGACTAGAAAGAATTGAGTATTTGACTGGCATTTTTTCTCCTTTGAATAAGGGGGGTGGGTTTCTGCCCACCCCCCGAAGTCATTGACTACTTACGCAGTCTTTGCAGTGAGCTTGCCCTGCTTCGCTGCGTTACGGCAAGTCAAGTTGCCGTAGCACATGATGAGAGCGTAACGTGCATCCAAGTTTTCTGGGCGCACGAACTCTGTCTGCGAGAACCACTTGCCTGAGTGACCGACGAGTGAGATGTACTTGCTGTTGATGAAGAACATCGTTCCAGCAGGTGCATGCACATCGTAGGTTACAGGAGCAGCCTTGAACAACAGGTTCTGGAATCCAGCATCTGCAGTCTTGGTGTCCGTGTAGCGGAGTTGTGGTTGCAAGAGTGCTTCGTACTTCTCAAACAAAGTCTGAGTTGTAAGAACCATGTCTGGGTGGTCGTTACCAACAGACACGCTGTTGTACGCCGTTGCCATTTGTGCGAGGGTCAAAGCACCTGCGGTGTTTTCCTCGTACGAACGCCAGTACTCGTTGCCAGCAGTTGCACGGTTGATACCGCCAACAGTTCCGGAAGCCTCAATGATGTTTCCAAGACCGTTCCAGTTCTTTCCGCTGTTGCCAGTTCCGTCACCGAAGAACATCTGGTTGAAGCCTTCACGCATTGACTCTTCAGCCTGCATGATTTTTGCTTCCAACAGGTTGATGATTTCCTGTTCGCCGTTGTTCTTTGCTTCTTCGATACCGCTGATTGCGATGGATGCAGCGTACTGCTTCCATTCGTACTCAGCAGCCGAGATGCCATCTTGTGCGGTCAACGCAATTGTGTCGTACCCTGAGTACGAAGCCACAGTTGAGTTCTTGCCGTAGATGAGTGGCTCAACAATCTTCGTACCGCCGTTAAGCATACGAATGCGACCCTTGTCCATCAGGTGGTAGGTGAGTGGGCGTGCGCTGAAGACGTTGTCGGTCAACTGTGCACGGTAGTTAGCGAGCGTTGTACTGAGCAACGCATCAAAGTTTGGGTTTGACATGAAGTTTTCTCCTTGTTAGAAGCTAGACGCTCATCTGCCGTTTTGCGGCTTCAAAGGCATCTCGCAATGATGTGATTGGTTTTGAAGATACATCTGCACTCACTGCCGTAGACCCACCACTCACAACTGCCGCTTGACGCTTGGACTGCGTGACTTGTGCCTGCTCTTGTGCCTTCTTCTCACGAAGAGAGCGAACAGCAGACGCATCCTCATACACCCGGTCAAAAGCAATTTGCTTGTAGACAGCCTCTAAATCAGAAGAGCCAATGGCGAGAGCCTTGGCTACAACTTCATCAGCATTGAAGTCCGAACCGTATCTTGTTTGTAGCGAACTGATGGTCTTATCCAACTCATCCATTGCTTTCGCTTGTTCGAAAGCTTGGATTCGCTGTTCCAACTGCTTGTACTGCTTCTCCACAGGGTCCATGTACAGTTCTTCCTCATCGGAAGTTTGCTGTCCTACACCGTAGTGTTGTGAAAGCAGGTCAAGTGTTGCCTTCGGGTCGTTCTGCAAGGCTTCTTGCAAAGCCGCCCCAAATTGGAACTGTCGCTTTTGCTCACTGAGTTCCTGTGTCTTGCGGGTATAGTCCGCTTGACGCTGGTATCCAGAAAGCGCCTCTTTGAGTGGAACTTTCACTTCTTCGCCGTTTACAGTCACAGCAACATATTTGTCACCGAACTCGTCTACGGGAAGTAGGTCGATTTCCTCTTGTGTGAGGGTTTCAACTACATCTTGTGCTTCCTGAACTTGTCCTTCTTCCAAAGGGGTTTGGTCCACCAAGATTTCATTGTCTTGTATATCGCTCATTACGTTTGAGTCCTCCATGGGTTGCTCTATAGGTATGGTTTAATCGTTACCTTTATCCCAGATTTGGGGGTAACTGTGTATTTGGAAGTGGTGAACCACTTGCCAAAAGCTGTGAGAGTATCTCTGGTGGGATGTTGCTAGGCATTGGCATGCCGCCAGTTGGAGGCATACCTTCCATCATCGCCTGAGGTGGAAGACCAGCAGGAATCTCCTGAGGCATTGGTGCACCCTGCATTGGCATCTCTTCAGGCGGTGGAGGTGTCCCTTGAGGACCAATCGGCTGTGCTGGCAACTCAGGTTGCATCACAAACGATGCGGCATTCTTGATGCCAAAGCCATACTGCAAGACATAGTTAGCCAACTTAGGCATGTCAATAATCCCAGCACCAGCAAACGGTGCCATTGCATCAACAACCTGCAACGCCATCTGACGACGGAATGACTCGTTGACCGGAGCGGTAGAACCACCTTCAACCTCAAAGTCAAACTCACCTTGGATGTAGTCACGGTCAAAGTTCAACCAAACATAGTTCTCTTCTTGACCCACAACACGGACAGCCGCTTCGCCTGTCATGTATTGCTGTGCCAGCATTACAAGACGGCGTGCGCAGTCACCGATTGCACGTTCAATGATTGCCAACTTGTCTGATGCACGAGCGTTTGCGGCATCTTGAGAGATTGCCGCTTCAGTTGCTGTACGACGAATCTCTGGCAAACCACCACGCATGTATTCAGAAACACCAGACACAGTGTTGATATCGTCTGAGATGAGATTCGACTGGTTGTAGAACTCTGGTGGGCTGATAACTGCTGGCATTGGGACAATGACATTGTTCAGTCCTTCTTCAGACACAACAGGGACCATTACGTTGTCTTCATCTGATTCAAGTGCTGCACGACCATCAGCGTCGAATGCTGAATCCTTGTACAACCACTTGCGTGAGAAACGCTTACGATGGTTCATCATCTGTGTACGAGTTTGGTTCAGTTCTTGTTGCAACGGTTCAATTGCTTCAAGTTCACCCATCGTGTAGAAGTACTCTGGTACTTCATAGTTGCGCAACATGACGAATGGGTGTCCGAATGCGAATGGAATCTTCATTGGGTTGACAAGGAACTTGTCTCCACCGTCACAGAACACCGACATGGTTCCACGCTCAATGTCGTAGAACTCCCAGATTTCCACATAAGCGTCATCGCCACTCTCCGAACGGCGAGGGCGAACTGTACCCTTCCAGTCGTCTGCACTCCACTTGGAATAATGCGATGGTGAAGCCTCTTGGCGTGCACCAGAGTTGTATCGCTTATCTTTCTTTACATCCTTCAGCGGTCTACGGACACGCTGAGCAATCCACTTAATGTCAGACATGCTTGTGGCATCAGCATCAACAAACACATCAAACGGAGAGATGCGCTCTACGAATGGTCGGTCCTCGGTGATAATGATTTCTGATTCTGTGATTGATTCAGGTGCTGCAGATGCAAGCTCGTCAGAGAAGTCGTAGTCTTCTTCTGTCTTTTCAACAAAGCGATAACCGGTCTTAATCCAACCGTGACCGATGATGAGCATGTCTTTTACTGCACGACGGAATTCCTTTTGGCAGTCATAGTGTCTCCACCAATAGTTGACAACAGCCTCGGTAACAATTGCTTTAGGGGCATCAGTATGCTTTCGAGCATTAACTGTAATCTTTGGATGGTTGACCGAAACGCTAGGCGAAATAACGTTGATGGTTGCAAACGCCATGTTAATCAACAAACGGTCTTCTTCAGTTTCCGTATGGAAGTGTTTGCCACGATACATGTCAATCATGCGCTTCCACAAATCATCAAGAGCATCCTCACGCCTCCAACGGCGTGACTGTTCAATCTTGTTTCGGTACTTGGTAATGATTTCTGAATTAGATGTGCGTGCCATTATTTGTCCTTCTGACCATCATGCCAACCAATATGGTTGTCTAATTTTTCTGAAACTCTGTCTACTTTTGTACCAATCATTTTGAGAAGGATTCTTCCTTCTGCATGTTGTTCAGTGTTTTCTTTCCGTAACTTTTGGAGTACCACCACAACAGGGCCCGTGATAATCGCAACCGCCAGAGGTACCCAAACAC